AGGAAATTATAAGCGTAAATGGACCCATAAATAAAGAAGCTACTGCAACAACTGAGGCGCCCCAGTCGTCCCATTTGGCTACTATTAAAACGATCAGAGCGATTAAAGCCGCTACTCCTACCATCCACCTCCATTTTGAAATCTAAAAAATAATTTTCGTTTCCAATAACATCAGCCACTAAACCTTGCAATCGAGCAGAAAGCAAAATATCCGATTTGTTTCTGAGTAATTGAGCGCCCGCCATAAATGGTCTTATTTTTTCAAGGTATATAGAAATATTGGTTTCTATTGATGCTAAGGTAGCTAAAGAGGTATCTGTTAATCCAGTTATCGTAACATCGATTGGAGTTAGATCGATCGGCAAAACTTCTAAAACGGCCTGCATAGGTCTCCTACCTCTATCGTCCTCATCCTGGGTTTGATCTGGAGAAAATTCTATGGCATCCTTAACATCGTCCAACATAGACTGAGAAGGCGTTCCTAATTGATCTATGCTGTCGGCTTTAACAGCTTCCACAAATATTTGAACCACTCCAGAATCTCCTTCTTTGACATAAGGAAAAACATATCTTACACCTTGAACGTCTTTCGCCCATTTGCGATAATCGGAGCGGGCTCCACCTTGTGGTTCTTGTTGTAATGTATCAATTAAGGTTTCTCTATAAACGGAAGTTTCCTCACTTGAAACAGGATAGGTGTCTATTTCTGTAACCTTAACAATTGCGTTAACTCCAATAATTGGCTCGGTTATTGTAAGCTCATTATTAACCTCTAAAAGAGATTCCAATCCAGGAGACAAGGCCCGTATAATTACAAAATCATTTGCACCTGTAAGTGGGTAAACTGAATCTAAAATAAAAAGAAACCCAGGAGATTTTGAATCGTCATTGGATTTAAAGGTTAAGGAAGCTCTTAATTCTGAACCAACATTTCCAAAAACTTGAATTTTATATTTTCCTTCAGTCGCAGGTCTTGGCTGTCTGTTTAGGTAAATTTGACCTTGTCGATTTAAATCTCCACCTTCTTCTGCTGTATCTGCAAAATCTGGAAATTGATTTCGCCTAACATCTGCCTGGTACAGATATAGGATTTTTAATTCAGCAGCCAAAACGGCTGCGGTGGCATCGATAAATTCCTTATTTTCATCTGCTAAAATACCTAAAGTATTTTTAAGATTGTTAAGGAGTTTATTATGTAAATATTGTATTGTAGGTGTTGGCGTCATATTATCTGAGAAATTATAAGCTCGTTTTTAGCGTTATCCCAAACAAGCTTCAAAAGGCTATTATTTGAGTTCTGAGGCTGTTTTATTGATACTTCTATACTTACTCTATCAGACGCTAAAAATACAACATTAATCGTTAAATCAGCTAAATTTTTGAGGTATTTTAAATCGTTTTCAACTGCTGTTAATATCTTTATTCGACCAGCAGAATTTAAAGCAACATTATTTAAAATGGCCTCGGTTTCTGAATTAAATTGTTTTTTAGGTTGTTCGGAGAAAAGCAATGAATTTCCCCACCAGTCCAAACGAATTTGACCTGACAATTCATTGCCTTTTGTAACGGCTTCCACGTTACCTCCAAACAGAGCTAAATATACCTTATAGTAGATTCTTTCGGACATGGAAATATCATTACCTGTTATAAGTAACTCACCACCATTTCCATTTTCGTAAACTAAAAGGTCTTTTGTATTCATTTTTAAAATCCTTGAGTTGATGTAGTTTTAACAGGTATGTTTAAAGGTCCGTTTCCTGATGTAGATTTAACGGTTTTGTTTGGATCATTGAAATTAACATCCAATGTATTTCTTTGGGTTAATATACTTTCATTGGTAGCTTTTTGATTTGCTACAGCAGGAGAATCTAAGGCTGGTTTCGGGTCTTCTCCGTCTGAAACATCCAAACCTAAATTAGCTCTGATCTCCTTAATCTTTGCTGCTCCTCCACCTGCTAAATCTGACATACCTGGGATTTTGGCTAACATTTCTAAAAGTTGCTGGACTGGGTACAAAACAGCATCGAGCAAAACGGCACCAATAGCTTTTATACCTTCTATAAATCCACCTGCCGTAAAAGCATTTACAACCATTTCCCAGTTCTTATATAAAGACATAACCAAGGAAATTATAAGCGTAAATGGACCCATAAATAAAGAAGCTACTGCAACAACTGAGGCGCCCCAGTCGTCCCATTTGGCTACTATTAAAACGATCAGAGCGATTAAAGCCGCTACTCCTAC